TTAGCGCAGAAGTGCAATCCCGTCATCGTGGCCCGCCAGCAGGATCACATCCTTTTTCGACGGTGCCTTGCATTTCGTGGCCGGACGGAGTGCGAGCAGGGAGGCCGCAATTTTCTGCGCGCCGGGGGAGAGGAAAAACGCGTCATCCGGCCCCAGTTCGCGCGAGCAGAAAAGGGCGGCGTCACGCGGTTTTTTGGCGGCAATGAACAGCTTTTCAAACGCATCGACAAAATCGGTCGATATTCCCATTGCTTCCTGTTCCGTCATTTTGATGCTGGCCCAGCTCATGGGAGTCTCTCGTCTGGTTGCGGATATCTGAAAGGCCATTATTCATCCGGTGACCGCCAAGTCGAGCATTTTTGCGGCTGTTCGCATAATAGGAAATTAATCCTTTACAATGAGAACAAAAAGGGATTATAGCTTGTGGATCAACACCGGAAGTGCATCCGGAAATAGCTTTGATGCGGTCAGAATGGCGGAAAACGGCATATAAGCCGGGTTTTGCACGTATCACGTTGGCAATCTTTACATATCCGGCAATTGGCGGTTTTGCGCAGTCGATGATGCGCAAAAGGGGAGATTTGCACGCTTTTTCGGGGTGTTGATGCGAGACAGGCAGATCAGCAGGAGGGCGAAATGAGTGAACAGAGACTTTTTCCCAAGCCGATAGCGGACCGCGTGACGACCCCGTTTTCCAGCGCCATGCAGGCGTGGTTCTGGTTTGTGCGGTGCCAGGCGTCACGGATCGAAGGGGCACGTGTGGTGGCCGATGCCAGCGACGTTGTGCGCCCGTGCGACCCGGATGATATCTATAACGCGGTCATGCGGTTACGGCGTGAAAATGTGCTGGGTGACCGGCATTTGCAGGTGATCGAATATTACGGGCTGGTGGAACGGACGCCTGATCCGCGTGATGGGCGTGAAAAGCCGAAATATGATCTTTGGTGTGATGCGATGGCGGCCTTGGAGGATGTGCTGATTGCGCGTGATATCGTCCTGCCGGGGGCCGAGGATGCCTTTCACCATCCCGAGAAAATGATCAAAATGACGGGGGAATTGCCGCCATGCAGACTTTGATTCGTGAGGCGATCACACCTGCTTTGGCGGCGGCGAAACAGCCCGCATATCCGGGTGCAAATCCGCCAACCGAACCCGTCATGCGCGATGTGCTTGTGGTGTTTGCCGATGCACCGGAAAAGCGGCTTTTGCGGTGGCTGAAACCGGGGTTTAGGCATTGTTTCGTGCTGATGTCGGGGCTTCGTGCCGGGGAGTGGATCTGCCTTGATCCGCAAAGCCACAGGATCGCGTGTGATGTCTGGCAATATTCGGTTCTGTTTGACCCCGAGGCCCATTACCGGGCACGCGGATTTGACTGCATCTGGGTCAGTTATCCGGCGGAAGTGCCAAGGCGGGTGCGGTTGGGCGCGTTTACCTGTGTCGAGTTCGTCAAACGGTTGCTGGGTATTTCCGGGTTCTGGATCATGACGCCCTATCAACTTTTTTGCGCGATAAAACGCGCAGAAACAAAGGCTTATGGTGGGAGAGTGTTTTTTTCTGAAAAATGTTCTTGATTTGTTCTTTTTCTTGTGCCATAAGGGAGAAGTCAACACCACAATTGCGCCCGCATCGCTTCATCGCGTTGCGGGCGTTTTTTGTTTCCAAGCCCGTTTAAGGGCGTTTGTTTTTTTAAGCCCCGTTTCGGGGCTTTTTTGTTTTTGGGTCCCGTCTATGGGATGAGGCAGAGGGAGGCAAAAGGGGCATCATGGGCAGTCTGTTTTCGACACCAAAACCAGTAGCGCCACCACCAATTGCCACCAGTCCGTCCGCAAACCCGGCGTCTGTCGATGACGGGGAAAGTGCGGCGGAAGCGGCACGACGGGCGAGGTCCGAGGCGCTGGAGCGGCGACGCTATGGCCGGGCCGGCCTGATCGGTACGGGGTTTCGCGGGTTGCTTTCGGACCGGATCGACCGTGCGGCGGGCGGCAAAAATCTTTTGGGGGACTAGGCGATGACAGAACGGCAGAACCGCAAAGCCCGACCGATCCGCCCGTCGAGGGCAGACCAGACGACGGCGAGATTTGGCCGGATGGCGAAGGAGCCGGTGGGCCGCCTTGGAGCAGGTGCGGGTGTGGGGGCGAGCGCCGGGGCAGACAGCAATGCCGGAACCAAAACCGGCCCGATTGCGATTGCCGATTTGCGGGCCCGGTTTCGGGCAGCGATGGGGCAGAAGCGCGGTTGGATGCGCCACTGGCAGGAATGTTATGAATTCGCGCTACCGCAACGCAACGGGGCAAGCGAGCAACCGGGAACATCCGGCGGGGTGTCTGGTGGGGAAAAGAAATTTGATCGGGTGTTTGATGCCACGGCCCCGGATGCGGTCGAGCAGCTTGCGGCCAGCCTGATGGCGGAAATTACCCCGCCGAGCGGTGGCTGGTTCACGTTCGAGCCGGGCGGCAATGTGGCGGATGCGGATCGGGACATTCTGACCGCGCGGCTTGCAAGGGCCGCAAGCATTTTGCAGGGGCATTTTGACCGGTCCAATTTCGCGGTCGAGATGCATCAGGCGTTTCTTGATCTGGTGACGGCGGGGACGGCGTGCCTTCGGCTTGAGGCAGATGATTTTTTAAGCCCGTCGGCATTCCGGTTTGGCGCGGTGCCGCTTCGAGACGTGGCGTTCGAAGAACGCCATGATGGCAGAATGGATGCGGTGTTTCGCAAATTTTCGCTGACCCGTGACGAGATCGCCCGGCAATGGCCGGATGCGCGGTTGCCGGATAAGGATCGGGGCACGGATCGGGATGCGGGGGAGACCCCGAAACGATATGAGGTGGGCGAAGCGGTTTTGCCCGATCCAGGGATTTCCGGGGGCTATCAGCTTTGCGTGTTTTTTGAGGATGGCGGGCAGGTTTCGGGTGGTCTGGCCGGCGAAGATGGGGTGATCCATCGGGACCGTTTTGAGGTGTCGCCCTATATCGCGTTTCGCTGGATGAAGGCACCGGGCGAGGTTTATGGCAGGTCGCCGGTGATGAAGGCGCTGCCTGATATCAAGACGGCGAACAAGGTGGTGGAGCTGGTGCTTAAAAACGCCTCCATCGCGGTCACGGGCATCTGGCAGGCCGATGATGACGGGGTTTTGAACCCGGCGGCGATCCGGCTTGTACCGGGAAGCATCATCCCGAAGGCGGTGGGCTCTGCGGGTTTGACGCCGCTTGATGCGCCGGGACGGTTTGATGTTTCCGATCTGGTGCTGTCTGATTTGCGTGATCGCATCCGGCGGTGCCTGCTGGCCGACCGGCTGGGGCAAAGTGACCAGCCGGGCATGACCGCGACGGAGGTTCTGGAGCGGGCATCGGAAAATGCCCGGTTGCTGGGGGCGACTTATGGACGGTTGCAGGCGGAACTGCTTTATCCGCTTATTCGCCGGGCGATCCATATTCTGGTGCGGCGTGGGGAGCTTCCCGATATGCCGCTTGACGGTGATGTCGTGCAGTTGCGCCATAGCGCGCCGCTGGCCCAGTTGCCCAAACGGGTACAGGCGGGGCAGGCGATGGATTGGTTATCAAGGATTGCGACGCTGGGGCCGGAGGCGCTGGGCGAGGTCGATATGCCGCAGATGGTCCGCTGGCTTGCCGATCAGTTTGGCGTGCCGGACCATTTGCTCAGGCCGATGATGCCGGTTTTGCCGGTTGAGGCATCGGTCGAGGCGGGCGTTATGGAGGATGCGGTATGAGTGGCTGGGACTGGTTTGAGGAGGTGGCAGCCGCCGACGAAACGGATGAAGCGGATCGGGTGCATTGGCAGCAATGCTTTGGCACGCACGCGGGGCAGAAGGTTCTGGCGGAGCTTGAACGTAGCATCCTTCGAACCGCGCTTGGCCCGCAAAGCCCGGATCGGGCGATCTGGATGCGTGAAGGGCAGCGGTCGCTGGTTTTGCAGATGGCGCGGCTTGCAAGGGGCAGCGTACACGGAGGCGCGGCGGATAATAAGGGATGACAGGCCTTTGCCTTGGCGGAGATCAATGTTGTTGAGGAGCCTGCGGCACGATGGACTCCCGCGTTCGCGGGAGTGACGGGGAGGGTGTGGTGACGGGAGAGGTTAGGGCGGTATAATTCTCTCCAACCGTCATTCCCGCGAACGCGGGAATCCAGACTTGGTGCCGCGCGTACCGTTAATCAGGAAAACCGTGACTTTATGAACAGCAATCCGGCAGCGAAGCGGCTGCGCGGAGAGGGGAGAGTGTATCATGACCATTGATCAGAACCCGGCGCGGCCAGAAGCCGGGCAGGGGGCGGAGGGTAATCTGTTGCGTCCGGCCGATGTGGCAGGCGGTGTGACTGAGGTGTTGGAAGGTTTGGAAAGTGGCGCGGAGGATGTGGTTTCCAATGCCGGTGCTTTGCCAGAAGGTGAGGTTGAGGCCGGTGAAGCCATCGCGGCCCTTGATCCGGACAGCATTCCCGAAACGCCCGACGGATATGAGATTACTGTTGATGACGTGTTGGGGGCGGTTGATCCGGTCTTGAATGCGCGGTTGCATGAAGCGGGATTTACCGGCGCGCAGGCGCAGCTTGTTTATGATCTGGCGGCCGAGGTGATCGGGCCGTTAATTGGCGAGGTTGAAGTTGCGGGCAAACGTGCGACGGATCGGGCCGCCCTGGCGGCGGAATTTGGCGGGGCGGAAAACTGGAAGCGGATTGCCCCGCGCATTGAGAAATGGGGGCGCGAGAACCTGCCCGACGCGGCGTTTGAGGTTCTGTGTCAGACGGCTGACGGGGTGCGCAGTATTCATCGGTTGATGAGTGGCGGGGCGGAGCCGGGATTAAGCGGCGGACGGCCAAGCGATGCGACGGGGGATCTGCGCCATGATATCCGGGCCAAAATGAATGATCCGCGATACTGGCGCGACCGTGATCCGGCGATGGTGGCCGAGGTGCAGGCAGGTTTTGACCGCCTGCATGGCATTTCCTAGTTCACCTGATAGCGGCCATCGGTTTTCTGGACTTCGGGGGGGATGCGGGTGCGCTCGAACGCGGCATACACGTCATAAAGGCCCGGCGCCGGGACGCTGGCAAAGGCGTCTTCGGTGAGGGTTACGGCATCATCCATGTTCTGGCGTTTTTCAAACACGTGAACGGGCACCTGTGCCTGACCGGCGCGAAGGGCCGTATCGATCAGCATATAGACCGGCTCGATATCGCCGTTTTCAAGGGCGATGCCGCCCGTGCCCTCGCAATTGCCGCGAAGGGCGGGTTGGCCGGTTTGGGCCTGTTCTGCCATTTCTTCGGGGCTGCCCGATGTGAGTGGGGTCAGGGCGATTTCAAGGTGATACGGGCTGTTGGGGGAGAGGTCGTCGCGCGTGACATGGTAAACGCCAAGATCGGCAGCATTGCCGATGGTGGCACTATCGGCACCGGTGGAGTTTCCATCGCCGTCACTGGCGTGGGTAATGGCATCGGCATCACAGAAATTATAGCGGGTAAACAGGCGGTAACGGTTGTTTGCCTTGAGCCAGACTTCGATATCGCGATCGGCATTGAAGACGCGCACGAAAACCGGTGCGCCAATTGCCAGATCGGCGTTGGACAGTTCGGCTTCGAGATCGGGCAGAACCCGGTTACGGATATTTTCCGCGCCAAACCCGGCAAGGGCCGAAACCCGGCTGGTGAAATCATTGAAATAGCCGGGAACAGGGGTATAGGGCAGCAGGGTATAACCCGCTGCCCCAATCCCGATCAGGGCGATGGTGGCAAACAGTTTTGCGCGCAACGCAAACTCCAGATCATCAATTTTGCAACAGGTCCGGCCAAACCGGACAGGTGTTCGAAACCGGCCGAGCAGGCGGGGTTCCGAACGACAACACCAAACCACTCAACCATGACCGCAAGATGACCGGTTCGGGGTGCAAATAAGGCGGAATTGCCTGATTTGCAGCGCTGTCGGGCTGTTTCATCGCCACGGTGGTCGGAAAATTGTTTTAGGGCAGAAGGATACAAAACCAATGAGCGTGACAATCGATAAAAGCTTTGTCGATCATTTCCAGGCCGATGTGCATCAGGCCTATCAGCGGATGGGATCGAAGCTTCGCAATACGGTGCGGGTCAAAAACAGCGTGAAGGGGGCCAGCACGGTTTTTCAGAAAGTCGGCAAGGGCAAGGCCACCACCAAGGCACGCCATGGCAAGGTGCCGGTGATGAATGCCGAACATGAAGCGGTGCGCTGTGACCTTCGCGATTATTATGCCGGTGACTGGGTCGATGCGCTGGACGAGCTTAAGATCAATCACGATGAAAAGATGGTTCTGGCCAATGCCGGTGCCTATGCGCTGGGTCGCAAGACCGATGATCTGATCATCAATGCGCTGGCAAGCGGCGAGGAGCTTATTGATCACAATGATACCGGCCTGACCCTTGGCAAGGTGATGGCCGCCTTTGAGGGCATGGGCAACCGCGATGTGCCCGATGACGGCCAGCGTTATGCGATTGTCGGCTGGAAACAGTGGTCCGAATTGCTGCAGATCCCGGAATTTTCCAATGCTGACTATGTCGGCGATGATGATCTGCCGTGGAAGGGCACGCAAGCCAAACGGTGGCTTGGTACGCTGTGGATGCCGCATTCGGGGCTTCCGGTGGCGGACGGCATCCGGTCGTGCTTCTGGTATCACAGAACCGCAATTGGCCATGCGATTGGGGCGGATGTGCAGTCCGACATTACCTGGCACGGCGACCATGCCGCACATTTCGTCAACAATTCCATGAGCCAGGGCGCGGTGCTTGTTGATGATGCCGGGGTGAGCTGCATCCGCGCCAAAGAGTAAGCCGCGGCTTTTGACGATTTTTCATACAGATAACGGAGACCAAAATGGCAGAAGGTTTTAAAGCCAGAAACCTGAGTGTTCTGGCCTATGCCAACGGCTTTACGCTTTGGCATTACATCACCCCGGATTTCGCCGCCGATGTCGATACGGCGGGTTACTTTGCCGATGCGCGCGACATGCTGCGGGTTGGCGACATCATCATCGCCAATACCAACCGCGATGCCACGATGTCAGGCGGATTGTTCGTCGTGGCGAGCTCGGGGGCTTTGGGCGTTGATGTCCGCGATATGACGGCGATTGGCAGTTCGAATACGGATTAATCCGGGCCACCCTGCCCGGCTCTGGCGGTTTTACCAACAGATTTTTACGTTTTCCCTCGACCCGTTTCTGCCCCGGCAGGAGCGGTTTTTTTATGTCCAACATTTTATGTCCAACAAAGGAGAATGCCCATGCAGGGTTCCAAACCAGTTGAATGCGAAGTTCTTAACGTTATCCAGGCGGCAGGTATCTGGCCGGACTGCGATGACAAGACGCAGCTTTTGCAGGCGATCAATACGCTGATTTCGGGTGGCGGCAATGGTGGCGGCGGTGCTGCGACACCGCTTGGCACGGTGCTGCCGTTTGCCGGTGCGACGGCGCCGGAGGGCTTCATGCTGTGCGATGGCACCGAACTTCTCGCAAGCGAGCATGCCGATCTGTTTGCCGTGATCGGTACGGTTTATGGCGAAGGCGAAGCGCCGGGCAGCTTCAAGCTTCCTGATCTGCGGGGTCGCACCGCGATTGGTGCCGGTCAGGGTGTTGATCTGAGCGATCGTGTGCTCGGTGCTATGGCCGGGGCAGAAACCCATCAGCTTACGGTTGATGAGATGCCGTCGCACAGTCATGGGATCGACTATCGATCAAATCTTGCTGGTGTTGACAATGGCAATCAAGTGAGAGCGGCCAACTCGGAAAGCAGTGCTTTTCAGACCCGTCCGACCGGGGGCGATCAACCGCACAACAACATGCAGCCTTTCGTGGTGTTGAACTACATCATCAAGGTCTGATTTTACTCAATTCCTTCGACCCGGCAGCATCCCGCTGCCGGGTTTTCTTTTATCCAAAACGGAGAATATCCATGCAGTGTAATACACCGGTTGCCAGCGAAGTTCTGAACGTTGTTCTGGCGGCCAATATCGCGCCGGATCGTCAGGATGACACCCAGCTTTTGCAGGCGATCAATACCCTGATTGCCAATGGTGGTTCGGGCGGCAACGGCGGCAATGGCGGCGGTTTCGGTGCCGAAATCGGCTCTGTCACCGCCTTTGCCATGCCGACCCCGCCGGAAGGCTGGCTGGTTTGTGACGGTTCGGCGGTTTCGCGGACCGACTATGCTGATCTGTTTGCTGCCATCGGCACGGTTTGGGGCGATGGAGACCAGATTTCTACTTTTAACCTGCCGGACCTTCGTGGGGAATTCCTGCGAGGTCTGGATGCCGGTCGTGGCGTGGATGAGGGACGTGCGTTCGCGTCTTCGCAACTTGATGAATTCAAAGCGCATTCTCACGGTATAGAGACTTGGGGTGTTAACACAGGGATGGCTGGCAAGGTGCATATGGGGAATGGATCACCTTTCCAAAATGTACCCACCAGTGAGACGGGAGGAACAGAAACCCGCCCGCGCAACGTTGCGGTGACTTATGCGATCAAGGCGTTTTATCCGGTGGCGGCTTCGGCCTGATATCTGGCGGATGAGTGATGGGCGGGGTCCGGGTTTCCGGGCCCCGCTTTTACCTGCGGCGCGAAGGACTGGATTCCCGCCTGCGCGGGAATGACGGCAGGGAAAAGCTCCTTTCCCCGTCACTCCCGCGAAAGCGGGAGTCTATCGTGCCGCATCCTTAAAACCGGCGCTAAGCCTGCCGTCCGATGGTTTTACTGCGCCCCTTTTTCCGCCAGATATTTGGTGACCTGGGCGGCGGCGCGGGTGCGTTGTTCGTAGGTGACGGAGGGTGCGGCGACTTCGATCCAGGTTTTGGCTTCGACATGATCGCGCGCAGCCGCGATGGAAAGATAGTACCAGGCAAGTTCGAGGTCTTCGGTGGTGTATTCGCCGTAATAATGCATCCGGCCCATGGCGGCAAAACCGTTGGTATCGTCAAGTTCGACGGCCTTCTGATACCAGGCAATTGCGCCTGCCGGGTCTTCGGGGCCACCGATGCCGTATTCAAGGAAATGGCCGTAATAGTAAGGGGCGTCGGGATCGCCATTTTCAGCGGCAAGCTTCATCCATTTCCGGGCCAGCACGGGATCGGGTTCAATGCCCTCGGCCCCGGACTGGTAGATGGCGGAAAGGTTGTATTGGGCGTAGGCGTCGCCGTCGGAGGCAGCCTTTTCATACCATTCGCGTGCGCGGGGGGGGGGCTGACATCAACGCCGATGCCATGCAGATAGCAATCCGCCAGATTGACCATGGCAGACACATCGCCCAGATCGGCGGCGCGTCGATAGTGATAGGCGGCTTCGGTGGCGTCGGGTGCGACGCCCGATCCGTTGAGATACATGACGCCAATCAGGTTTATCGCGCCGGCATGGTTATGATCAGCCGCCTTGCGGGCCAGTTCCATCGCGCGGGTGAAATCCTGCGGCACGCCATCGCCATGATAGGCGGCCAGCGCATCGGCAAAGAGTGGTTCGGTATCGGGTGCCGGGGCGGTCATCGCCGGTTCGGATGCGGGAGCCGGGGCAGGAGCAGGAGCAGGAGCAGGAGCAGGAACAGCAGGTGCCGGTCTGGAGGATGTAAAGCGTTCGGTTATCGTGCCGTTGGCATCCATGGTGCGGTTGGTGAAGGGGCAGGGTTCTGATGCCGGGTAGGTCGTAATCGCATCGCCGTCGGCCAGAACTGCGATGGCCGGGGCGTAACCCTGTTTGGCAGCGCAATTGTACCAGCCTTCGGCTTCTTCGAAGGCATCAAAGAAGAGGAATTGTCCTTCGAGATATTCGGCCAGAGCGAACTGTGCGGCGGGATCGCCATTCATGGCGCGGGCGCGCAGGGCGTCTTCATCGCCATCATAATCACCATCATGGCTGTTTGCGGTGTCGGGAGTGTCTGGTGCGTTTTGCTTCTGGTCGGCGGTGTAACCGGCCCCGGTGTAATAGCATTCGCCGGTTTCGCTGATATCGAAACTGGCGTTGATGTTTTGCAGCTGATCAATGGCGGGTTGGTCACCCTGCAGGGCAGCGCATTCAAGCAGGCGGGTGATGGTGAAATGTTCATCATCGTCAATGTGGCCGTCCTCGGCATAGTCGTAGGACAGTATGGCGCCCAGTATGCGCTGGGCCTCGGCATCGCCTGCGTAGGACTTGCGCCAGTATTCCCGGATCAGGGGATCGTCATCGGAATTCTGGGCGATTTCCGCAGGGGTGGCCAGTGTTGGGTTGGCGAAGGACGCCAAGGCCGGGGCCGTTGCAGACAGGCCCAAAGTGCCCGCGAAAACAAGTGATGCGACATACGGGAACCGGGACATTGGTGCTCCATTCAAATTGCCCGGCCCTGTCACGGTCGGTTGAGACGGATTTTGACAATATTTCAACGATATCGGCAACCGGGAATTGAAGGGAAAGCGATATGGCACTGAGCGACATCGCACTTTGTGCGCGTGCATTGGTGATGATCGGGGCGGCACCGATTGTTTCGTTCGAGGATGACACCGCCGAGGCCGAGGTGGCGGGGATGCTTTATCCGGCCATTCGGGACGGGATGCTGGCGGCGTATCCGTGGCGGTTTGCCGCGCGCGGCGCGTGGCTGGCGCGGAGGGAAAGCGGGGAAGTTTTGGGCGCTGGCGAGGGCATGTTTGTCCTGCCCGGGGATTTTATCCGGCTGCTGTCGCTTGAGACCGAGGGCGGGGCGGTGCCGGAATTTGAGCTGGTGCAGGGGGCGGTGAGGTGCGGGGCGGATCGGGCGTACCTGCGCTATGTCGGGCGGATGGCGGAGGGGGCGTTTCCCGCCTTTTTCGATCTGGCGCTGATCACACGCCTTGCGGCGGAGTTTTGTGTGCCGCTGACCGAAAGTACGTCGCGGGCGGAATATCTGTTCAAGCGGGCGGAGGATCAGTTTCGCAGCGCACGTCTTGCCGATGCGCAGCAATCGACCCCGCGGGCGATTGGGGATTTCACCCTGATCGGGGCGCGGGGATAGGAAATTTCGGGTGTGGTGAAGGGGAAGGGTTATGGTGCGCAGGGTTCTGGAAAAGACGACATTTTCGACCGGTGAACTGGCGCCGGAATTGTGGGGGCGGTCGGATTTGAATGCCTATGGCAATGGGGCGGCGCGCTTGCGCAATGTGTTTATCGAGCCGAGCGGCGGGGTGCGGCGCAGGCCCGGTATCGCGTTGATTGATGCGGTGTCCGGCCCGGTGCGGTTGATCCCGTTCGAGTTCAATACCGAGCAGACCTATCTGCTGGTGTTTGGGGATTATCAGGGCACGGTTTATCGCGATGGGGTGGCGATTATCGGGTTTGAGACGCCGTTTGGAACTATCCACCATGCGCTTCTGAACTGGACGCAAAGTGCCGATACGCTGCTTGTCACCCACCCGGAGGTCGAGCCGATGCGCCTGACGCGCAAAGGATCAGACGACGGGGCGGGGACGTGGGAGCTGACCAACTGGGCGTGGCGGGAAACGGCGGTGAAGCGGTTTCAGCCATACTATAAATTCGGGGATCCGGCGGTTTCGATCACGCCATCAGGGACCAGTGGCACGATCAGCATCACGGCCAGTTCGGCGCTGTTTGAGGCCGGGCATGTCGGGACGCGCTGGCGCATACAGGGGATTGAGGGGCAGATTGCCGGGGTTTCGAGTGCGGCACTGGCAACTATTACCTTGAAAGAGGCGCTTCCGAATGCCAGCACGACACAGGATTTTGAGGAACAGGTTTTTTCAGCCGTTCGTGGCTGGCCGCGCAGCGTGACGTTTCATCAGGACCGGATGGTGATTGGCGGATCGCGGGATTTGCCCAACCGGTTGTGGATGTCGAAATCGGGCGACCTGTTTAATTTCGATCTGGGCGAGGGACTGGATGACGAGGCGATTGAATTTGCCCTTCTGGCCGATCAGGTCAATGCGATTACCGGTATTTTCGCCGGGCGCCATTTGCAGGTTTTCACCAGCGGATCGGAATGGATGGTGACGGGGGACCCGTTGACCCCGGCCAATATTCAGGTCACGCGTCAGACCCGGATTGGCAGCCGGGCGGATCGGACGGTGCCGTTGGTCAATGTCGATGGCGCCACGATCTTTGCCGCGCGTAGCGGCCGGGAATTGCGTGAATTCCTGTTTACCGATGTCGAGCAGGCTTATGGGGCGGCGGACCTAGCCCTTTTATCGCGCCATCTGGTGCAGGGGCCGGTTGATCAGGCGTTTGATGCGGATCGCAGGCTTTTGCATGTGGTGATGGGTGATGGCAGCCTTGGCACATTGACCCTTTATCGCAGCGAGGCGATCACCGCCTGGTCGGCGCAAAGCGTTGAGGATGCTTCATTTCGGGCCGTCGCGGTGGCGGGCGGGGAGGTTTACCTTTGCCTTGAGAGGGCTGGGAAATTTTACCTTGGCCGGTTTGACGAGGATGGCGGGCTTGATCTTTCGATCACGGCGCAATTGGCCGAGGGCGAAAGCCCGCGCCGCCATTGGGGCGGGTTTGGTGATCTGGAAAATGTCACGCTGGCCGTGTGGGCCGATGGTCGGCTTTATAGCGATATTACGGTATCGGGCGGCACGATCAGCTTGGTCGACGCGGTTTCAACGGTCGTCGCCGGATTGCCGTTTACCCATGAAATTGCCGCCCTGCCACCCGCCGGGTCGGATGGCACGCGGGCACATGGCGGTAATGCGTTGCGGCTTGTGTCGGTGACATTCCGGGTGCAGCAGACCGAACAGTTGCGCGTTGATACCGGGCGGGGATTGCGCGATGTGGCGCTGGGTAGAGGACGGAGCGAAGTCGCGGCCTATAGCGGTGATGTGAGCTTGCGTGCCCTTGGCTGGCGGCGCGGTAGTGCCGGGCGGGACAATGATGGATTATGGCGGATCGCCGGGGATTTTCCCCGGCCTTTTTTATTGCTGGGGGTCGCCAGCGAATTGGGGGTGAATGACTGATGGGCGCGTTTGCATCCTATGCACCAATGGCACTTTCTGCCCTGCAAACCGGGCAGCAGATTTCATCAAGCCGGGCGGATCAGAAAAGCCGCGCGGCCCAGACCGAGGCCAACCGGCAGGCCGATATTGCCAGCATCAATGCCAGCGAGACGGAGCGCGCCCGCGAACGAGCCGAGGAATTGCGCATCCGGCAGGCAAGGCTTCGCGCACGCCAAGGGGCGGCGGGCCTGCAAAGCGGGGGCACCGGATCGGCCAGTGCGGTTCTGGCCGGGCTTGAAAAACAGGCGTTGTCAGAAACGCAGGCCGATGCGGATGCGGCGGCACGCAAACGGGCGGAGGTTAACCGGCAGGCAAGCTATCGGGAAACATCGCTTTTGCGGTCGTCACAGGATGACACGGTAGCCCGGCTGAATGCGTGGTTTGCCCGGCGGGATGGGTGGTGAGGGCCGCGGGGTTTCGTGGTGAATATTGAGTGTACGGCACTGTTTTCTGGATTCCCGCGTTCGCGGGAATGACGGTTTTGGGGGGAGGCCTTTCAATACGTTCGTCACTCCCGCGAAAGCGGGAGTCCATGGGGCTGCGAGCTCGGTGTTTGGGGTTGAGGCTGTGGCAGCGCTGACTGGATTCCCGCTTTCGCGGGAATGACGGAGGTTTTGGGGTAGGGCCTTGCCACCTGTTCGTCACTCCCGCGGAGGCGGGAGTCCAGGGCGGCGGGTTCGGTTTCGGGTTTTCAGGGGGATGAGATGGGCGTGGTATTTAAGGCTGCTGGCGGGGCGGGTGTCGGGTTTGCCGGCGACGGGGAGCGCACGGTTTTTCCGTTTCAGTTTGCGGTTTTTGGCAGTGATGATGTGGCGGTGCGCGTTGATGGAAAGCCGGTCACGACCGGGTTTCATGTGGCGTTAAATGACGCCGAAGAAGCGCCCGGTGGCGCGGTGATTTTTGAGGTCGCACCAAAGGTTGGGGCCGCGATTTCGATCAGTCGGCATTTGCGGTTACGGCGGCTGAGTTCTTATGGCAGTTCGACATCGCCACGCGGTGATGCGGTGGATCGGGATCTGGATTATCTGACGGCGGCCCTTGGCGATATTGATCGGGCGATGGTGGGCAGTTTGCGGCTTGATCCCGCCGATCAGGACAAGGGTGATCTGGCATTGCCGCGGATGGTGCCCGGTCGGGTCCTGATGTGGAACGATCAGGGTGACGGGCTGGCGAACGGGCCGGATGCGGGCGAGATTGCGAACGCCGGACAGAATGCGGCGATGGCGATGAGTGCGGCGAACCGGGCGGAGGCCGCCGGAACGCGGGCCGAAACCGCGCTTGCGGGATTTCAGAAGCAGATGGTGGGCGCGGTGTTTGACCTTGATCTGCGGGCGCAAAACGTAACGTTCTGGCAGGATGAACGGCGGATGCCGGTGGTGGATGCGCCGGGTGACCGGATCATGGATATCCGCGAGACGGGGGCGCTGGTGCGGTTATCGAATGGCGGGCGGTTGAACCTTCCGGGGGTGAGTGCCGCGCGCAACGGGGTGCGATACCGCGTGGTCAATGGCGATGGCACGATGGTCGATGTCGCAGCGGCCAGCGGGGATCAGATTGTGCCGCTGGATGGGGCGGCGATGCGCAGTGTTCATGCCCTGCCGATCCGGGGGGATTGCGTTGATCTGATCTGTGATGGCGGGCGGTGGTTTGCGGCATCAATCCGCGAGGGCGGGCCGGTGGTGAAGCTTTTGCGCACAGGCTCGCAGGATATTCCGGCAGGTGGCTATTTCATCGTCGAATGGGATCAGGTGACGGAGGATAGCCACGGGCTTTATGACGCCGCCCTGCATGGGGTCGGGAACCTTCCGCCCGGTTTTTACCATGTTGATGCCGGGGTGAATTTCGCGATTGGAGCGGAGGCGGTGGCGGTCAGTGCCTATGTCGAGCGCCTAGGGGCGGCGGGATGGAGCACGCATTTGCAGGCGTCCGATATTGTCGGGTCGGGAAGCAATGCGACGCAGAGTGTCCGGGTGAGTGGCATCGCCCGGATCGGGATTGGGATCGATAATGCGCTTCGGCTGCGGGTGCGCCATTCGGACAGTGTGACGCGCCAGATTGCGGCGGGGTCGGTGATGAGCTGGTTTCATCTGCATCGGATTGGCGGGTAGGTTTTGAGGCTTTGGCACGGCTGACTGGATTCCCGCGTTCGCGGGAATGACGGGTTATTGGGATAGGGCTTTTCCGCCTGTTCGTCACGCCCGCGCAGGCGGGAGTCCATCGGGCGGCGGGCCCGACGATCCAAACGACATTTCATTATTCAGGGACGGAGAATGCAAAATGGGCATGCGATATGCGCCATTGGAAAGCTGCCTGCGCGTGACGCGGGCGAGCCCCAAGATCGTGCGCGGGGCGGACGGGATTTTGCACGAAATTGGCGTGGATATTCCCGGCCATGATCATGATGTGCTGGGCCGGGCGAAGGGGCTTCTGATCGAGGGGGCGGCGAGCAATCTGCTGCGCTATTCAGCCGATTTTGCCAATCCGCTTTGGGAAAAGGATGCGGGGGTGAGTGTGACGACGTCTGCGGTTGCGGCCCCGGATGGGAGTATCACGGCCACACGCCTTGACCTTCCGGGCGGCACGGCGGGGCTTTATCAGCGGGTCGATGATTTGGTTATGGGCGGGATTTACAGCTTTGGCGTCTGGGCGCGGGCGGTGTCGGGCACGACCGAGATTACGCTGGGCGGGGTGGATGGGGTGTCAAACCATGCGGTGAGCCTTGATGAAAGCTGGCAACGGGTGGGGGTTGCGGAGGCCGCATCGGGCGCCAGCCGATACCCAAAAATCAGCACCACGATTTCGGGCAATCCGGCATCGATCCTGATCTGGAATGCGCAGCTTGAGGCCGGGCCGGTTTCGACCAGCGATCTGATCAGCAATGGCATTCCGGCGGCACGCGCAATGGATGATGTGATGCTGGAGCCGGGCGACTGGTTCCGGGGGGCAACCGGGCGGGGGACGTTTGTTTTTGATCTGGAATTGCCAGCAGACTGGAGCGGTATCTGGCGGATCGTGCAGATGCATTCGGGGAACCTTAACGATGATCATCTTGATCTTGGTTATGACAGTGCGGCGGATCAGTTGCGGATTTCACTGCGCAAGAATGGCGTGCCGGTCCTCACGCAGTCGCTTTATGGCGGGCTTGTGCCGGGCGCGAGCAGGCGGATCGTGCTGGCGTGGGAGGATGATGGCGTGGCGGTCGCCAAGGACGGGGTGGTTTTGAAATCGCCCGGTGGCTTTGCCATGCCGCGCAGTTTCAACACAATCCGGCTGGGGAGTTATGCCGGGCAAAGCGGGGCCTTAAACGGGCATTTGCGCGGGGTTTCCTATTGGCCGGAAAGGCTGGGGGATGATCGGTTGGCGGCACTTTCGGAAAATTCGGGAAATTAACCCCATGGAAGGTCATACAGACAGGGAGGATGGGATGGAGGAACTTGAGACGGTGCGGGCGGAGTTTTTGCAAAGCCTGCCCGGCGATATCAACCGGGCGCGCAATGCCTATCGCCGGATGGCGCAGGCCGCCGCCCTTAAAATGGATGCCAAAAGCTTCGCCGCCCATCAAACGGCCTGCAAGGCGGGGCTTTCGCATCTGGAAGGATTGATCAAAATACTTCGCTGGGCGTCTGGCCCGGATGGGGCGGAGAATGAGAAGGCGAAGTCGCCCGCGATAGAGGAGGCGGAGATCAGGAAGCTGATTGCCGAGGCACGGGGGGCGTTGGCGGGGGCTGAGGGTTAG